TCAGACGTGTGCTCTTCCGATCTGAAAAGGACTTAAAAAAGAAAAAACTTATCTTGGTTATTCCCGATTTACCGCCGTCGTGGAATCAATTTCTCAATCGTAGGCTAAAGGACAGGCTACATCTTCAATTGTCGCACAAAAATACTTTCGGCTGGTGGATTAAAAAGCAAATACTTGATTTAGAAAAATCGAAAACAGGGATACCGTTCATCAGTAAACCGTTCAAGATTAGCCTAACCTTCACGGTCCCGCACGGTTTATTCGATACAAACAATCTATGCGAGAAATATATCATCGACTTATTCAATGCAAGTTCTGAGAATTGTATCAGACCGATTTATGCGGATGATAGAGTTTCAAACAATCCGCAAGTTATCAAGAGTGCCGAAGTCCGTAAAGGCATTAAACAAACCATAATCATAATAGAGGAGATATAAATGACAGACGCAGAAAAAGTTTCAAGAGAAGTTGAAGACAAGATTAATCACTGCATTAAGAAAAGAGAAGATGAGATAATAAGCAAGCTCATTGATGTCCTGAAGACAGGAGAGATATTGATTGATACTCAATGTCCGATATGCTTACAAAAATCAGAGAAGATGAAATGTATCTTTTCTTATGAGAACTTGTCTGAGCTTATCCTCAAGACCACAGGTGTGAAATTAGATGTTGATGCGATAAGGAAAAGATTTAAACGAAAGTATATTACGCCAGCCCCCGAAGGCTCATCAACAGAGGGAATTGAACAGTTAGCGGACATTTCAAAAAATTTGTCCGTTGATAAGTTTTGATATTTGAAATAATCTCTCTCTTGAAAAATTAAATTGAGAGAGAATGGCTGTGACCTCAATCTTTTCACATTTTTTCTACTCATATTTTCTATTCATACGCATCCGCAACGGGCAAGGGTCTCCCCGCCCTTGCCCTCAAATTGATAAATTAGGATAGTTCTGATGAAGCCAGGAAGAAAAGATAAGTATTTAACGAATGTTAAGCCGTATCTGAATAAGATAATAGAGTGGTGCAAGGCGGGTGCAAGCGATGGGGATATTTATAAAAAATTAGATGTGGGGTCGACAAAGTTTTATGAGTATAAAAAAAAGCATCCCGAACTTGTGGAGGCAATGAATAAGGGCAGGATTAACGCACACGAGGCTGTTGAGAACGCCTTATTCAAAAGAGCAATAGGTTATGATTATTATGAGCAAAAAGAAACATACATCGTAGGGAAAGACAGAACCAAAAAAAACAAGACCATAGAAAAGTTAATAGAAAAAATTAAAAACAAGAAGCATTTGCCACCAGAGATTGCAGCGATAATTTTCTATCTTTGTAATCGTATGCCAGAACGATGGAGTCAAAGACATAATGACAATGGCAATGGCAATGATTTGAACGGAGACGTGTTGAATGAAGATGTTAAACGAAGCAAGGCAATACTTGCAAAAATCAGAACAGAAACTAAGCAAGGGAACGATTAGAGAGATAAGTTATTTAGACTTATCTTATTTTGCTTCGTTCTTTTTCCCTGAACTTTGCTACTATCCATTCAACCAATTTCACGAAGATTATTTTAATTACAAATTAAACTATCTTAACGATGATATTAGGAATAGGCAAGGAATAAAAGCCGTCTTCTGCGCTCCGAGAGATTCTGCAAAGTCGACAATGATTTCAAATATTGATGTGATTCACGACATTGTCTTTGGACTTGAAAAGTATATTGCCATTTTTTCCGCAACGGAATCGCAAGTTGTTAAGCGAATCACTAATATAAAACATCAACTCGTCCACAATCCCATTCTCAAAAGATATTTTAAACTTAGGGGCAATCCGAGATATTGGACAGGACATAAAATTGTTGTGAATGATATTTGCATTGAAGGATTTTCTGCAGGTGCCGAAGTCTTGGGAATTAACTTTGAGAGTTATCGTCCTACGAAAATCATTCTTGATGATAGCGAAGATTTCAAAAAAGTCGACGTGCCTGAGCAAAGAGAGAAGAAAGAAAATTGGTTTAAAGAGGTTGTTGAAGAGCTTGGGGCGAACTATACAAACATTCTTGCGATAGGAACGAACCTGCATCAAGAGGGATTAATTGCAAGGCTTCTCAAACGTCCAGATTTTCAGCATTATTTTTATCAGTCGATTTTGGATTGGAACAAAAACCAAACATTGTGGGACGAATGGAAAGGAATATTTATCAATCTTGACAATACAAACAGGGTTGAGGATGCAAGAGATTTCTTTGAGAAGCATAGAGAAGAAATGCTCAAAGACACATCTGTCTTTTGGGAAGAGAGTGAAGATTACTACACCCTTCAGGTGAAGTTAATTACACAAGGACGCAAAGCATTTTTCAAGAATAAACAAAACGATCCACGACATACGGAAAAGAATATTTTTGTATTGGATGAATTAGAATATTTCACACTCAAAGATAATGAGATTCATAGAGACGATGGCAAGGTCATTCCATTAAAAGATTTATTTATCTATGGCTTCTATGACCCATCAATGGGAGACACGAATAAGGGCAAAGACCCCGACTATGCCGCAATCGCAACCATTGGTAAGGACGGACACAATAATTTATATTTGCTTGATTGCTGGTTTGAACTTTGCTCACCTACGAAACAACTCGAAATGATTTTTAATTTGAATGATGTTTATCACTTTAATCTCTTCGGCATTGAGACGAATAATTTTCAGAAAATTCTTTTAGAACCATTCCAGATGATACAACAAAAACGAATGAATGAAGGCAAGTCTTATCAAATCGCAATTGATGATAAAATTCATAGTAGCAACAAAATAGCAAGAATAGAGGCGATAGAACCACTTGTATCGAATCGCTGGTTAAAGTTTAATCGGAATATTAAACACGAGTTTTATAATCTTATGGAGCAATTCCCAACCGCAAGATATGATGACCCACTGGATGCTGTTGAGGGTGCGGTGCAGTTAGCAAGGACGAATATTGTTACCCTGTCTGAAACTGAGGAGCAAGAAAATTTCTTAGGAATGAAATGAATGAAAATAATTACCCTTATAGTTTCGCATTATGATTATGAAGATTTGTTGTTTCAATACGAATGGCACAAGGTTCTGTGCCAAGAGGTAAAAGTAATATGGAATATTTATGGGAAAGAGGATTGCCTGAATGGCGTTATTCAACTTGATAATAATATTAGCCCCCAATCACATCCGAAATGTTATAAAACTCTTGCTCATATTTATGCAAGCTTTGTGAATGATTATATCGCTGATTACTATGTGCTGATGGAATCCGATGCCTTTATAATCAAAAAAGGATTCGATGAGAAATGCGTCGAGTATATGTTCAATAAGAAGATTGATGCAATGTTTCCCACCGTTACGGATGGGATACCTATGATAACGCAATCTTCAATATTGGGATTCGTTGTCATCAGCAGACAAGCATTGGAATATTATCATCACAATAAGGACATTACGGTCTGGCACGAACAGGATTTTGTGCGATGCTTGGCAAAAAACAAATTCCGAGTGACGCCTAATCCGTTCATTGATTGCAATGTATTCAAGTATCTTGAAGACAAAAAGAGTTTGTCTATCGCCGATATAAAGAAATATCGAAACACGACAGGCGTAGTGCATCCAATCAAAGCAGACCAGTATCAAATCTTGAATGAATTAAAAACCTAAAAAGGAGCGAATAAAATGTTTAAGAAATGGCGACTACAAAGAGAATTAGATGTAAAGGTTCTTGAAAGCAAATTAAAACTTATAGAAGCCTTGCCAAATGTTCCTGTTGATAAATCTGAAAAGGGTTGGACGGTTGTATCTTCTATGGGAACTTCAAATAAAGAAGAAGAGTTCACGGCTTATGACCTTGAGACGCTTCAAAAAGAAGCTCTGAAATTCTATTATCAAAATCCTATTGCAAGACAAATTATTAGAATCTATGTGTCATATACTTTCGGGAAGGATGTTCAGTTCAGGTCTATTGAAGAGAATGAAGAGAAAAACAAAGAGCTGATGTCTCTATGGAAAAAGTGGAGAGAGGAAAATTTTTCATCGGCGAAATTAAAAGAGATGGGAATACGTTGTTTTAGAGATGGTGAAAGCTTTATCAGGATTTTCAAAAAGGGTGAGGCGGGAGAATTTAAGTTAAGATTCATATCGCCCGAAAATATTTCAGACCCATTAGTACAAGCAAGCTGGGGAATAGAGACAGATCCTAACGATGTTGAGACGCCATTGTTTTATTACTATGTTTTGAACGGAGTTTTAAAAGAGAAAATCCCAGCCGACGAAATTATACACATCAAAATCAACGTTGATTCAGATGTTAAAAGGGGACGCTCAGTTTTAGAACCGATTATGAAATGGAATAAGAAATATGAACAATGGCTTGATGATAGAATCATCTTGAACAAAATCAGAAATTCAGTTGCCCTTATAAAGCATATTGGACAGACATCTGCGATTAGCACAATTGTCGATAATCAAAAGACAAATTCAGGCGGGATAACGGGCAAACAA